GATTCTATTATTATACTCTACTTAAAATGCTAAGTTCCGATATTATGCCCCTGTAGCTGCTTCTCCACCTTCTGCTGGCGCTGCCCCTGTAGCTGCTTCTCCACCTTCTGCTGGTGCTGCTCCTGTAGCTGCTCCTTGACCTTCCTCTTTGTCTTTTTCTAGGTATGTTTTATTCATTTGAATATCATCATTAGGAAGTCCTAGCCATCTTTCAATAAGGAAGTCTTGATCGAAGTATTGTACCTCCTCGTCGTTAACGGTTTCTTTGATTTCTCCTAGTGAAGTTACAAAATCAATTTTCTTAAGTAATTGTTCTATTTCTCTAGATTCCCCAAATGTGTTATCACTTTCAAATTTAATACCTATCTGGCTTCTGAATTCAGTATCATTTTTTAAGTGTGGAAATTCAAGACACATTTGAATCCATAATGGTTTAACCATTATTTCTTGGAAAATCGATCTTAATCTTGTAACGAACTTCGAGAATCTAACCTCGTCTCTCTCTGCACCATCAGCAGCTGTGTGAAATACGTTGTTAGCACCTACTCCAAATCGTGAAGAGAACCTATTGTATGGAATTTTTGAATCCTGTCTTAGTTTGTTGTAAAAATAAAGAACCGAATCCATTACGTTTAGATTTGGTCCCTGTGCATTTATTGTTTCAACCTTAACTGAATCCCCTCCTTGCTGTGGAAATAAATAATTCTTATAGAATTGAAGATCTGGTCGACCGTTAATAGCAAGTTCTCCAGAAGACGTATCTAATTTAATATCCTCTTTATAAACTGACATAAGTTCACCTAGAGTTTCTTTTGCTTTCTGTGGTGACTTACTTCCAATAGGAACTGTCATTTTAATTCTGTACTGAGCATTCATTACATTCCATATAATTCTGGAATGTTCCATAATCTTTAATAGATTATAAGATCTAATAAGACGTTCAACGTAAGATGTTCTAGAAACTGTATTTGCTTTAGCATAAGAGATATAAATAACCTGTGCATCTAACAATCTTCTTTGTCTAGTGGTTTCCCCGTAATATTGCCACCATATTGTTTCTCTAGTTCCGTCAGCTTTTTTCTCTACTGCTGGAGTAAGACTTATAGCATCTAATTCTTTAAATCCTACTATTTCTTTACCATCGCTGGAATATATTATTTCAAATGATAAAAATCCTTCAACTAATAATTGTCTAAAGTACTGCCATGCAGTTAAACCGTTTGCAAAATTATGTAGTACGTATAATTTTCTGAAATTCTTTCTAAGTGATTTTATTACATCGTCCTGTAGATCCATTCCAAGCATCGCATTATGACAAAAGAAGTTCTTTTCATCATATACTATACCCTCATCACAAATAGTGTCTAAAATGTATTCTATTTCTGCATTTAATGCGAAGGTTCTTAAGAAATCTCTTTTAAAAGGATAATCTTTGTCAAAATACGCAATGTACTTTCTATTTGTAGTATCCTGTGCAGCTATGCTATAAATAAAGTCCTCATCATCACCACTAAATCCAAATCTTTCTCTAAGATCAGCTTCGGATATACCGATAGCCATAGAGTCTTGAATTACCATGTCTTTGTAATCCATTCCAAATGATCCAAGACCACTAATAGTTTTTAGTATCCTCGATACATTTGGGTTAAATTTACCTATGTTATCTAAAAATCCAGCCATCTTTTATAATTTGAATTCTTCGCCTCCGCCTTCTTCTTCAGTAGCTCCTTCTGCTCCAGTAGCTCCTTCTGCTCCAGTAGCTCCTTCAGCTTCTTTTTTTGCTTCGGCAGCTTTTTCTTTAGCTTTTTTATTATCTAATAAATCCTGATTAGTCATACCTAAAAATCTATCTATAAGAAAATCCATACTGAAGTAGTTTTTTCCTTCTGAATTTTTAAGACCGGATATTTTAATCACTTGATCTTTTCTTGAAGTCATTACTTCCATATTTTTAGATTCCATAAACATGTTCTCCTTAACATAGTCTAGTCCAAATTCAGATTTAAGAATGTAATCTTTTTTTAATTCAGGGAAATCTAAACAGAATTGAACCCATAAAGGCTTCATAAGTATATCCTGGTAAATAGATCGTAATCTATTAATAAATTTACCAAATCTGATTTCTTCCTGATCAACACCTTCTGCAGCGAACGTAATTGTACCTTCTGATCCAGATTCTTCCCTTCCAAATCTTGTTACTGGAATTTTTGAATCCATTCGGAGTTTATTTGCAAAATATTTTAATGCTGATGTATCGCTAAATGCTGTTGCATCTCCCGCTCCTGCTAAAGGCTGTATATCAGGGGTTCCGTTAGGAGATGAAGGCATCAAATAGTTTTTAAAGAATTGTATTTTGGGTCTTCCGTCTACTGTTAATTCCCCACTGTCAGTATCCAATCTTATATCCTCTTTATAGATAGACATAAGTTCTCCAAGTGTCTGTTTAGCTTTTTGTGGTGATTTAGTACCAATAGGAACTGTCATTGCCATACGATATGATGAGTTCATCACGTTCCATATGATTCTAGTGTGTTCCATGATTCTCAATAGGTTAAAAGATCTAATCATTCTTTCAACGTAGCTTACCCTTGATGATGTACCACCACCTTTTGCGTAACTTATATAAATTATCTGTGAATCGTAAAGCTTTCTTGTCAATGCTGGGTTGTCTGGATACTGTATCCAAATATCAATATAACTGCCATCTGGCTGTTGCTCTACCGTTGGTACTAAAGATGCCGGATCTATTTCTTTAAATCCTACAATGTTCTTACCTTTTTTATCAAAAACGATCTCAAAAGATAAAATACCCTCAACTAAGAATTTTCTGTAAAGATGCCAAGCTAGAATGTCTTGGTTGAATCCAAATAGATTGTAAATCTCTCTGTATCTCTTTTGCACTTTCTTGTATGTCTCCTCGTCAACATCTTCGTGCTGCATGAAAGAAAAATAAGCCCAGAAGTTTTTCTCATCATATACAATGGATTCATCACATATTGTATCTAAGATAAATTCAATCTCCGGGTTCTGACCAAATCCTTGTAAGTAATGTCTTTTGTTTTTGTAATCCTTATCGAAATAAGCTATGTACTGTTTAGTAGAAGTATCCGCTCTTCTTAAACCGAAAAGAAAAGCCTCATCTTTAATTCCACCCTTTTGTAAGAATTGAGCTTCCGAAACACCTACAGCCTGTGAATTCTTTATAACAAGATCCTCATAAGCCATACCGAAGCTACTAACCTTTTTAATACTATCAATGATAGAGCTAAAAAAAGTTTTATTTCCGTCTGTAAATCCAGCCATTAGATCTTTGAGTTTTTAGTATATATCTCTTCTATCGGGGTCCCTTGAATTGACCGAGTATGTAGATATATTATTCTAGTCCAATCTTCGTAGGGAATTTCCATTACATCACGAACTTTTTTTAAATCCCATACTCTATATGTATTTTTATAAGGTATTCCCTTCATAATAACATCAAAAGTTTCGTAATCGGTTTTAAGCGGGATCTGTCCCCTCGATTCTCCGCTTTCTATTTTTTTCATATTAGATTCTATTAAATCCTGATAAACAGATTGTATCCTTGAAAAAAATGCTAATCTAAAAATAGGAGGCATTAATATTATATCTACACCACTAAAAGCCTGCTTATTCTCATAGTTCATAAATCCAGTAAAAAATATAACTGGTCTTTTATTTATGAATTTCTTATTCTTCTCCAATACGTCATCGTACTCAAAAGAATAAAATTTACCAGGTAAAAAACCTTGAGGATTGAATTGACTCTTTTGGTTTACAAAATTTTTAAACCAGAACATAAAAGATTCCTCCGCTAGCGATGATAATCCCGAAACATTTAATTTATAATCTTCAAATTGATCTTTAAAAGGCTTCATCTCATTATAAAGTTTTCGTTTATAGCTCCAAATTTATAACCCCTTGCTTCTGCAAATCTTGTTGCTGCCTCAAACTTTGATCTATTTATTATCCATGTCTTAAGCTTCTCGTTGTAATTTCTAATTTTCTTTTCAGTTAAATTACCTATCGGTTCTTGTGGACGTTTTGTTATATCATATTGATTTTCGGGTTTGATCTCTATAAACCAATTTTCTATGGTTTGATCAGCTTTCTTAACCTGAATATAATAATCAACGAAATATTTATGCTCTTTCTTATCGATAGGACTCCAATAAGGTATTGAAAGAGGCTCAGAACTCCATTTTAATATATTGGGATTCGTGTCGCAGTATTGACAGAATTTTCTTTCCCACGAGCTTCTGTATATTATATTGTGTATATCACCGATGTACTTTTCGGGGTTGTTTGGAAAATATTTACCAGACTGCCACTTACCATTCGGTTTTAACTTTTTAATGTCCAAAATTAAACGTTATAGACAGAGTTCTCTTCTCTTACTATTCTAGAAAAAGGTATAGTTTTAATTGATTTTGGTGGGTGGATTTTTTTCCATCCTTTTTTCATACCGTTGTGTGCTATCTGAGATATGAATGCAAAAGGGTTATCAGATTTTGCAGGATCGTAACGATTCCAGTATTTAACTAGATCTTCTAGCCCTGACGACATACAGTCTTCTTTGTCTTCGTTATCTCTATATGAATGGGTTTTTGACATACCGTTTACTATAAGGGTAAACATTTCAACGGTTTCTCTTGTGAGCTGGCCTTTTTCTTTGCTTTCTAAAAGTGCTCTTTTTAATTCTTTGTTTTTTACGTAGATCATTGTTCTTCAGGGAGATTATTTTGGAGCTTTTGTAGCTGATTTTCTAAATTTACTTTCAATTGTTCCAAATTTTTCCTAGAATTTCTAATTGTGTCTATACCTATCTTACCATGTTCTTTACTAGAAGTTTCCAATTCTTCTATTTTTGCTAGACAATCTTTCAAATCGTCTAAAATAAAATTGAGTCTGTTACCAAGCCCCTCTTCAGAATTGCC